CATGCAGAGATGTCTCCGGTTATAAAAGTCATCGATCAGTTAGTTGCCCAATCAGGTGCAACACCCGGTCAGGCCGCACAATACATGGTGGACCTTCTGGCACAGGCTGGTAAAAAGAACGTGACTATGGGAGGTGATGGAAACCCCAGCCCAAGACCGGGACAGGATACCCCGCCAGCTAACATGGAGGCACAAGGCGATCCTTTTGCCAACTGGGAAAGTGAGAACGATGTCTCTCTCCCGCCGGGCTATCGCGAACAGGCACAACAGTTTTCGAATATGAATACGGAGCTTGGTCAGATCAAGCAGATGTTGATGGGTGTGCTGAACAGCGCAAGGGGCACAACTCAACAGGCAATGCAACAACAGAACAATGCTGCAGCCATGAGAGAGGAAGCCATCAAGAACAACATCAGGGTAAACATCGACAACGCAGCCAACAGGCATGGCCTGTCTGAAACCGACAGCGAAGATTTTATGGTCTACATGGCAGAGCGCGGATTTACTCTGGAAGATTTTATTGATCCAGAACTTGCCGACAAGGTCACCAAAGATTTTTCGATGAATCGGAACGGCCCAGAACTCGAACAGCTTCGTAAGATCCATGAACGTCGAATAGCTTTCAAGGGCACAATGCCCGGAACACCCGCTGCTGATGCTGGTCCTGTCCCGCAGGAGGGCGACCAAACCATGAGCAACATGATTAACTCCGCACTTAACAAGAGACAAGGAATGGGCTAATGGCAAAGAGACCTGGACTTTATGCTAACATCCATGCAAAAAGGCGTAGAATCGCAGCCGGATCTGGGGAGAAAATGCGTAAGCCTGGTTCACCCGGTGCCCCCACTGCTGCCAATTTCAAACGTGCCGCGAAGACTGCCAAAAAAAGAAAGCGGCGCGCATAATGGCAAAACCACGAAAAGGCAAGGCGAAAGTCAAGATCACAGCCAGCGGAAAAAAGGTCAGTTACGGTCAGGCGGGAAAAGCTAGGGACGGGGGTCCAAGGGTACGCCCCGGAGGATCTAAAGGTCATAGCTACTGTGCGAGATCATACGCCCAGCTTAAAAAATTTAAGAAAGCGGCGAGTGATCCCAACAGCCCCCTTCGGCTTTCGAGAAAGCGGTGGAAGTGTAAGGGTAAAAGAAGTGTTGCATAGGGACGACGCATTACTTTTTACATGAGATATTAGGATTGTTCTTCACAGGCCGTGCATTCTCCACCGCTAGAATAGAAGGACATAAATACCGCTTTTAATACACGATGCCATTTCCGTGTTTTCCAAAAGCATCTGTTTTTTATTTTTTAATTTTGGAGAACCAATTATGGTTACAGCAATAGCAGGTCTAAGAGGTCCAGGGGAATTCTCCACTGACTTCAGACCAACGAACTACAGGGAGACTTTCGCCCTGTTGGAGCCAAACGGCTCTGCACCATTTAACGCCTTGTTGTCGATGACAACTGGCGAAGCCACAGATGACCCGGCCTTTTCAAACTTTAGAGATGAGCTGCCAGATCGTGTTGTGAAAATCAATAACACTGGTGGATACAACGCAACAGCAACAACTCTAACAATTGATCAGGATACAGAATCTGCATTCCTGATTGCCGGTTCATTATTGTGCAACCCTGCAACTGGTGAGGTTATGCGAGTAACTTCTGACTCAGCTGCAAACGGAACGTCGATAGCAGTCGCTAGAAACCTCGGCACGACTGGCCTAACAATCGCAGACAACCAAGATTTATTTGTTTGTGGTTTTGCGGCTGAAGACGGTGCTGATGTGGCTACATCGGTGTCATTTGATCCGGTTGCGATTCAGAATTTTACGCAGATTTTTCGCACCAGTTTTAGCGTGACTAATACCCTTAAACAAACCTACAGACGTACTGGGGATGCTGAAGACGAATTCTCTATGAAGGCTCTAAAACTTCATATGCAAGAAATCGAAAGAGCAATGTTTTTTGGGCATAAGCACCGCGAAAACTCTGGAGCATCAAATGAGCGCAGATACACTGGTGGTCTTTTAAACAACATCACCAATGTTATCGACGGTTCAACTTGGTCAACTCCAGGTCAGATGAACGAAGATTACTTCGACAATCTTCTCATCGAAACCATCTTTGCTTTTGGGTCAAGCCAGAAGATTGCATTTGTCGGACCTAAAGTTGCCGCACACTTGCAAAAAATCGGTAAGGCTCGATGGCAGCCCACAATGATTGAGGGGGCGTATGGAGTCAATATTACGAGCTATAACACCTCCAGTGGACAGCTTTTAGTCCATCTCCACCCTCAATTCAGACAGATCCCTTCGATGGCTGAAGCGATGGTGATCATTGACATGTCCCAAGTCAAGTATCGCTACCTACAAGGCAGGGATACGCAATTGCTCAGAGACCGACAAGGTCCTGGCGTGGACGCGACCACATCGGAATTTCTTTCTGATTGCGGCCTCGAACTTATGCAAGACAAGGTTCATGCGTTTATCAAAGGTTGGGCAACAACTGCTTAACTTTCTTGGGAGGGCTTCGGCCCTCCCATACTTTTCTAAAAAGGAGATTTGAATTGCCATACGTTTCTGGAAAAAAATACCCGTATACCGCAAAAGGAAAAGCGGCTGCAAAGAAAGCCATGAAGAAGCAAGCTGCAAAGAAGAAAGCGCGGAAGTAGTACATGACTGAAGAAGAAATCTGTGAGTGCGGTAGGTACGCAAAATGCCAATGCGAAGAAGACTGCTGCGAAGATTGCAATTGTAATAAGGATGGGGAAGGAGAGTGACAGGAATTCTTTACGTTAGACTGTGCGGGAAATGAGACCTGACCCGATCAAAGCAACATTTGTAGTGTTTGTCATTTTTGCTTTGATTTTTCTCATGGCCCTTTTTGCTTTTTGCACTGAAGTGCGGGGCGAAGAGAAAGCCCCTGGAGTAAGAAATGGTCAGTGCATTCCTATCCCAACAATGATCAATATCGTTAAAAATCAATTCAAGGAAACAGTTGTATTCAAGGGCACAAACAATCGAGGTGAAATGGTTTTGATTTCTCATAACCCTCTCACAAAATCTTGGACAGCACTAAACCAATATCAAGGACAGTTCTTCTGTGTCGTCGCATTCGGTGCAGAGGGATTAGTAATGCCGGAAGTAGAGTATGATAGAGATAGCAAACCTAAACCAAATTAGCATAGATCTTGTTGAGTTAATCGCTCCCCTCCTCGCCTTGACGCTATCAATAGGCATTGGTCTCTGGGCAAAGGATGCTTTAGATGCGCTTATAAAGGGTCTTACATTTCGGGCAGACACCGCAATCGAGGAAGGATGTACCGTTTATATAGACGGAGACAAAGCTACAATAATTAAGATTGGTATATTTAAGACAACCTTCCAAATAACAAATGGTAGGGGCGTTACTTGGCGTTATGTTCCTAACAAAAGAATAGAGTTCTTAAAGTTGGAAAAAGTCATTGAACCCCCAGACGATGAGGTCCACTAACGGGACGACGCGACAGGTAATTTGATCCAAGAATAAGCTTCACAAATTAAGGAGCCTTTCATGGACGATATGGACGTTGAAATACCAATAAAAGCAAAAAAAGCAGCAGCTAAAAAATCCAAAGCAGAAAACGCATCAATGGCAAAAAAGGAAGTTGTCTTTGTTTGCCTAGACCCTGATGTGCCAAGATTTGAATTGATAATAGATGCAAACTATAAGATACGAGGCGTAAGAAATAATGCCGGACACCTGTTGTTTGCTGTGCCCGCTGAAGATGCAGATAGAGTACGCAAACATTTCCATGTGACTTCGGGCAGACTGGTTGAGTCCTGATGCCAGTCCATGCAAAAAAGGTAGAGCATCCAGTCATTGGAACGCGAGAAGCTCCAGAAAGTACGCGACTAGCCCCACATGTTTTTAGGGGGAGTAAACACGCCCCTCTTGAAAACTTGGTTGCTATTGCTCTTAGGAGATATGGAGACTTTAGTAGTCGCAGGGTGACTGGTGATGTCGTTCTAATGTTCATCGAGCTTGCGAATGAAGTCGTAGAGATGATCAATTCTCATCCGTACTATTCTGGTACTACTATTCAGTATTACAACTCGCAGACTGACTTCAGAGAGATCGAAGATGCAATTATGGTGCGCGGTCTGTTGGCGTTGTATGCAGAACAGCAAGCCAGTGAAAAGTATCCAAATGCCAGACTGGAGTTCGCACGGCATCTCAACGGCATACTTTACAGTAGAAAGTACAAAGGCGGTGTACGCCATGAGATGACATCATTAGAAAACACAGATCCTATGCGAGACATGAACGGCAATAATGCAGCCTTGGCTCTATAATGAAGAGTAAAAGTCCAGCCCTTATCCCAAGCCGCCTGTCGGCTTATTATGCCTTTAAGGGGCTGGATAGATCGCGTCCACTTATTGGTATGGATGATGGAGAAAAGCAACCTCTGTTCAACCTTAACAATGCTCATGCTCATTGGACGGGAACCTTAAAAAGAGATGTCGGATTATTAGCTAGGTACAAGTGGGCGGTTGGTGAAGTTGTGCATCAAGACTTTTTTGATCGCAGTGGTTTAGCTTTTGCAATACAGGATGGGAAAACGATAAGCCTACAGAGTGAGCGCGGGGCAAACTTCCCAGACGCTTTCCAGACAGATGTTCCTGTGACATCTATGGCTTTTGCAAACAAGCTTTACTTTATGTCTCCCGGCTTTCCTATGATTAAAACGGACGGGCTGACCTTTCAAAAAAGCACGGCATCGATCAGACCGGGCTTCGCAGTGGGCATCCAAGGCCGCATTTATGCGGCTGGTCGTCCAGACAGGCCAAAAGAAATTAGCATCAGCCGTGTATTTGAAGATTTTCCAGACGATGAGATTTTCATTAGTGAAGAAACAAAAGCTTTATCTGAAGTAACACGGGCTGACTTTCTTGATTTAGCAAACGTACTAGGCTCCGCTGACGAGATCACTGGCCTTGCGAGGTTT